GGCTCTTGCTCACCCCGAAGCGCTGCGAGTTCTGCCCCTGCTTTCTCGGTGCGTTCCTCAAGGAGCCTGCTGTCGTTGTATTGGCGCTCTGCTCGTTCCCTTAGCGAATTAGCGACTCCTTCTGCTTTTCTAACGGCTAAGTCTAAATGTTTATTAAGGGCTTCTGCCGCCTCTTTCTGCTGAACTACGGCCAGCGCCTCACGGGCTAACACCAGTGGTTCGTAAAGACCTGAACGCATGATTGCTTCTGGTTGTTCTGTGAGCGACCAAAGGTGACCGGTCACCGTATTAAGGTAACCAACTGGTGATAAAGCATTCACGTTTTGAGTAGTCATTAAGCTTTCCTTTCAACGTAGGTTAATTTGGTAATCGGCGCAGAAGTCGAGCACGTACAGGCATTCAGCCGGGCTTTCAGTTTCGTTGACCACATCGCACCCGCCAGCGTGGAGGCAGTTGCAGCTGGCACAGCTCAGCCTGTTGTCGAAACAGTGCTTTGCCATATGGAAGCCGGTGTATTGGCCGCCGCTGAACCGGTGCGGAAAATCATAAGCAGGGCAGCGGCAGGTAACCTGCCGGCCATCCCAGTACGCTTCTCCGCTGGCCATTACTTTTGCTCAACTTTTGAATAAGCCAGACGCATAGCCTGACCAAGTTCGGAAAATCGCTCATCTTTATGGAACTGACACCACGGGTACCAATTAGCGGCGACGGCCTCCCAGTGAGGGCCATGATTGGCGCGCATTTCATCGATAAGAAATTCGTAACTGGGCATGGCGACGACCAAGCCCAAGCAGCGGCCAAAGTCATCAGGATCGCGAGGGTAGCTATTTTCCGGCTGGCGGCGGCCGCCCCAAACTTGAGCGTCCTGGTTGGATAAAACCCAGGCCATATATTCGCTGCTCAAGCCCACCTCATCGCTATCGAGCCAAGCGGATAAGCCCATTGATGGCTTAACTAAAACTGGTTCGCGTGCATATTCCTCGACGATCATGTTCACGGCCTTAAGAACAGTATTGGTGCGGCCATCAGCAGGAATGCCCGGGCATTGACGGCTTAACTCTTTGGTAACCGCAGAAAATAGAGCTATCTGGTTTAGTTGATAATTTTTCATGGCAACCTCAATTAGTCAGATATTCCCAGCGGCCGAATAAACTCGGCGCGGGCCTGTGCAGGATTAAGCGGGGTGATCAGGATGTCAGCAGGTGCTACGCCGTCGAGCATCTGCCAGTAATTGTCTGCATCGACTTCAAGATCGCGGCGTTCGGTCGCCAGCATGATCAGGTCAGCTTCTTTAACCGCTGCGCTCATCTGAAGGGGCAGGTCATACTTCTCGCGGATCAGCCGGTCCATGCTGTCTTCAATGCGCTGGTAGTCTGGCAGCAGGCGTTTAAGCGGCGCTGGGATATCCTTGCAGTAGGCTTCGACCGCATCATGCAGCAGCGCTTCAAGGGCAAACGCTGGTGGCACGATCATGCTGCACAGGACTGAGTGCTGAGCCACGCTGTAGAAGTCAGTGATCTGCCCGGCGAAACGGCATTCGTGTGACAGGCCCTGAGCGATATCGGTAATGTTGAAGGCGAGCACATTGGGGTTTGAGAAGTCCAAATGCTGGCCGGAGAAAGTTGTTAACCAGTTCATGAAATTACTCCACACGTCGTTTTCAGGTTGAGCGAATCCCTTGCCAGTGATGGCAATAAAATTTCGGTTATCAGTTTTTGGTTTCGCCCCGGCGTTCGAGGCGTAATTTTTACTGAGGGTTAATTTCTTTTTCCTGCGGCTTGTAGCTCAGCAGGGTGCATAGCGTATTGATGACTCCGCTTAATAGCAGAGTGGCCACCGCCGCTTCATGGCGCCAGCGGAACGGTAAATCATCTTCATCGTTGTCGGCCAGTTCGCGCAGGTCCACGCGCTTGAAGTGGAAGTTTTCGGTTAGCAGGAACGTCACATCGCCATAACGCAGGTTTATGGAATCGACGATGTAACCACTCAGAAGATTTTCACGAAGCTCATCCCGGATGTTGTCGATATCAACTGAGTATTTGATAACTTCTTTCTGCTCGAATTTGCGAGATAGTTGGGTGAAGTCACCAACGTGAAAACCGTCAAAGGCCTGCTGGTCATCATTCAGATAGGCTTTCAGCTTGGTTGTCAGGCCGTGCTTAATATCGCTGATATGGATGGTTTCCGTTTTCACCGAACCAACGGCCTTGACCAAGTAACTGACCAGAACCCCTGCGTAATGCTTGCTGCCAGTGGCGACGATTAGAAGGTGATGCTCGGTGTTGTAGAACGCGTTAAGAACAGTGGTTTTTACGAATGCCTTTTTGCAGAAATCCGCTACAACCATATCTTTGATGTTCAGCTTTTCAGCACGCTTCAATTTTTTGCCGACTTCCATTTCGATTTTTGCCACACGGTCTTGAACTTCTTTGCGCACCGCGGGGCCGGGAATGATTTTCTCATCGATGCGCAGCGAAACAGACAGGCCGCCCTTGAATGGCGTAACCAGCTCGGCGGTGATCAGGTTAGGAATAAAGCTAACACGCGCCATTTCCAGCTCACCAATTTCAGAGAACGGGAATTCTTTCAGGTGCTCGGCCAGCAGATCGGCGGCGGGTAACTCCGCTTTGTAGACGATTGCATTTTTGATGGTCGCTAATTTCATTTTTTTACTCCACACAGTTTAAAAGGGGGGCATTCTTCTGCCAAAAAATGTTCCCACACACATAGATAAGGGCCGCCGGAAGTGCACAGGGCGCGCGGACGGGGCCGACGAACCCTTATCTATGTATGTAAAAAAAGGGCGACTGAACCTGACTGTTTTTTCCCTGGTGTTGGGTTAATGATCAAGAACAGTCGCCAAGAACTACACACTGCAATCATCGGTTTTCCACGTCGATAGGTGTGTGGCGGCGGTAGTCGAAACCGCAAGTGGGTAGGGAACCCGCCCATCACCTGATGCTTTGCCACAACGGAGAGAGCACTGCCTTTGACCACCTTGCGCCACGGTGCCCGTTACGTCGGTTCTCCGGCCTAATAACTACCGGTACTGGAGTAACTTAGGTGTTGGCAACATATCCGGTGCAATGCTCTCACCTGTTGTGTACTGGTCTTTCCCAGCGGTCATTTACTCAATAGCATTTTGGTTGTGGCGCCAGGTGCTGATCTTCTGGTTGTCTCTAAGGACTGCAATTCACCACAACGCGAAGAGCACTGGATCAACTGTGGTAGTTGCCTGCCTGTTGGTGAGTTCCTCAACCCCCAGTGCTCTTGCCGTTGTGTGCCTGGTTACTTCTCCACCTCAGGCGGCGGTGGTATCTTGGTGTTTCCACACAACCAAGAAGGTAAAACCATGACTCATGAAGAAAAAGTACTTTACTTATTTAAGCTTTCCGTCGAAGCAGCGATAACTTACAAGACCACTACCCACAGCAAAGCATCTACCACTCTTGAACAAACAGTTGACACCCTATACTCCATTTTTGAAGAGTTACTCGATAAAAAATTAAAAAGCGAAAGCAGGCAGTGATCCGTCAATAAGCGATAATACGCAGCGGATATTTTCCACTGAGGGCTGGACTCTTTGGCGCTCCAGCTCTGCCTTCACAGTTTTCAAAATCACCGAACTGACCAGCAAAAGGTCAGGAGAAGAAATAAACTCATCAGCAGCCTGGTCGTGCGCTGATTCCTCATTTTGTAAAACTTCAATAGCCCCTAAAGTCGAAAGATCAGAAATTTTCACTTCTACTTTTTCAGCGCAATTTAAATAATCTTCTCTTGCCGCGATGAGTCTTCTCAATTCTCGCGCTACGGTTGTTTTCTCACTCATCCAGGCAAACAACTCCTCATCCGAATAACCCGGAGCAATAATTCTTGGTTCTTGCTTATCCATCCTGAGACCTCATTAAGCTGTTGCGTTCTTACTGTTGCGTTGCTCTGGTGGAGTGATAATAGCTCAGGGTATTTTGCGTGTAAATAGTTTTGGCTATATAAATATAGATAAAGATATTTATCTATTGATTTATAAAGTTATTTATTTAATTAATGTCCATCGTATTTATAAATGTGAACAAAAAACATGCTACTTTAGTTCAATATCATTCGAAGGTGTCTATGGGTTGCGAAGCTGAAGCGGAGCGCCGGTATCAGGAGGTGTGTCGTTAAATAGGGGATGTAGAAGGCCATGAGACAAAGCGGGTGGCTACTGCCGATGTGTTACGCACGGAGATAGCAAAAGGGGATAAGTGAGATCTCGACCAACTTCAGGTCATGGAGTTAGCGGCAAAGATATTGGAAGAGCAGCCATAATCGCCATTCAGCCGAAGAGCTTTCAACGATGGATGTTATATTATATATTCTTTAAGTGGCATTATAAAAGGCGGGTGAGCCGCATAATGGATTAGCCTGACGTTCTCTGTATTCTTTTGGTAGTGCAGAATATGGGAAGACGTCCAATCGCCAAATCTATTACGCTTGTTGTACTCGATATGTCCGATGTGATAATGCCAGAGATCGTTATCAACTGCGAATTGAATCAATTTATCCCGAGCAGCATAAGCCTCACTAACTAAAGTCGATGGTTTTTTTCTACCCGGCAGATTGGTTATGTAATTACCTTTTGCTGCTTCAGTGAAAGCCTTGATTTTTAATATCTCGCCGTCAGAAAGGCTAGCTGAAACACGAAGAAAATTAATCGAATACGTGATCTTAAAGCTCATCTTCCTTGAAACTCCTAATCCATTTAATGAAATCAGCGTCATCTTGAACCCAATCAGGAGCAGTTACATTATCCGATTGGATAGATTTACTTACAGCCTCAAGGTCGTAGTAAAAGTTATTTTCCATATTGGTGATCTCAACACTCGAAGATTCCACGAGATTACCATACAAAAAATTACCGCTCCTATCTAATAACCCATGAGGCATTGTAAATGTCGCAGAGCTTTTACTCACTGAGAACGCCATCATATGCTTAGCCCTTTATCTCATCAGCTACATTTTTCGCATTAAAATAAATTGAATAACCACAATTCCCACAAGATAAAGGGAAAAACCACATCGACGCATCTTTAGTATTCTGCACTGGCATCATTAAAACAATTGGTTTGTTTGGATCAGTCAGTGAGGGTTGGGCAATCCATGAGTCTTTAGCACAAAAAGGACAATTCATTAAATTTTTGTCTTTTCTCTTCTTAGACAGGATATATGTCGAAAACTCTAGAAAATTAACTGAGGATACCTTTTCTGGGGCGCCTGTATCGTCATGAATGCTCATATCTTCTCCCGTGCTATTTTCTTGGCCATCTTAGCCATGCTTACGATAGGTCTGCGGAACACTGCCTATCACCTTTCCATAAATAAAGACCCTGTTCATTTCATCACGCGTTATCGGATCCCACGTCTGGTACTTGGAGCTATCTGAGAGAACCAGCAGGTAATCTTTCATCTTCTGCAGACGCTTAACGTGGGCGGTATCGTCATAGAGGAACGCATAAATCCCATCCCCATCAAATGACTGAACACTGATATCGACGAAGATCAGATCACCAGGTTCGATGGTGCCAGACATACTGTCACCCTTGACATTAATCATTCGGATCTGTTCTTCCGAACGATTACCGAACATCATCCTAGCTTCCTCTGGAGAGTAAACGATGGTCCGAACCACCTCGATAAACTCCTTAGTATTTACAGCCCCCGGACCAGCACTCACTGTTACATCAAGCAAGTCAATTCGGAAACCATCATCGGACCCTAGCGCTGCAGGCACCCTAGTCCGATCTACAGCCAATTGAATATCGCCAGATGAAATTGCGGCAAAACGCATCGGACCATCACCCTCGGAGAGCCATTCAGGCCTTACACCGAGCACGTTCGCAATCTGAATAGTTTTCTTTGAGGCTTTAGCACCACCCGAAACCAGTTTCCAAATGCTGGGTTGAGCCATGCCAACGGCCTCAGCGAGTGATCCCTGAGTAAAGCCACCTTCGTCCATGGCTAGTTTTAGTCTGTCTGAAAAGGTCATTTTTCCCATCCTTCAATCATATAGCTGAGACTATATTTCATCAAATAGACAGGGCTATTTACTTATTCAATAGTTTTGGCTATTATTTGAGTTGTTTAATAAAAGCTGGAGTAATTTATGGTCAATGTAGCTATCAAAGCTGCCATCGACATTGCGGGCAGTCAGCAAAAATTAGCTGAAGCCTGCAAGGTCAAGCAGCCATCTGTTTGGGCGTGGCTTCACGGGAAAAAAAAAGTTTCCGCTGAAAATGCCATCCGTATAGAAAGGGCCACAAATGGCCGAATTCCTGCTTATGAAATTCGGCCAGACCTTGCGGTTCTTTTTCCTCAGAACGTTGAAAAGAAAACCGAAGCTTAATTCAAGTCACTTGGCAACATAACTACCAAAGGAAAAACATCATGGTAGCCCTGAAATCAGTAGTTAAAGCGATGTGCAGAGTGTTATCCGGCGGCCGGTCAGCAATGGCTGGTGGGTTGGGCATGACTGAAACACAGTTCAACAACAACTTGTACGAAAAAAATGGCTGTCGTTTTTTTGAAGTCGCAGAACTTGAAGCGATGGAAGATCTGAGCGGTACCAGCTTGCTAGCTGAATATTTCGCGCAGCGCCACGGCGGGTTGTTCGTCGATATCCCGCAGCTTGAAGAATTGGATCAGGTGGAGTTGTTCAGCAGAAGCATGCGAACCGCCGCGCATCGTGGACACGTCGACATGATTATTCAGGCATCGCTTGAAGATGGCGTAATTGACTCAGCAGAAGCCGCAGAAATCATGATGTATCACCAGCGCCACTTGGCGGCACGTGATGCAGAAGTTCGTGCAGTGATTGCTCTGTTTAGCAAGAAGATGAAAGCCGGAAAGGTTGAAGCCCCAAGTGTGCAGCTCGGGGCTTCGGGCGCATTAACTAAACGTGTGGAGTAATTAACGCATGAACAGTTTACTCGTAAAAGCTGGCGTACCGCAAATTCGCTGTGTAGCGACCGGCGGTTCCACTGGCTCTTTGTCCTACGAAGTCATGGTAATGAACCGCTGGATCCCCTGCAACTACCAGTTCGCAAGTTGGTGGGTAGGTTACGTTTGTGACAACAGCCGGAAGGTGAGCGCATGTCTGAAAAAATCGAACCGCTGGACAGGCGTTACAAGGATTGGCGGGGCATTGTGGTCCACGTCGTGGGATTTGATAGAGCCGGGGGCCGAGTCATCTATATGCGGGAAGACTACGAGCATGAATGAGCTGCGCCAGTTGAGCAATTCCGCAAGAAGTTCACGAGGGTTCTATGAGCGTTAAGTTATCCGCCTATGTGTGGGACGGACTGGCGCTGTCAGGCGTCAAAGGCACCCAATTGCTGGTAATGGCAAGACTTGCTGATTTCTCCAGCGACGAAGGAACCTGCTATCCGGGCATTGAAACAATAGCGCGCCAGATTGGCGCTGGCCGCAGCACTGTCATTACTGCAATCACTGAGTTACAGAAAGCTGGCTGGCTTGAACGCAAAGAGCGCCGCACCGGCAATCGCAACAAAACCAACCTGTATTACCTAAACGTGAAAAAGCTCCGTGATGCTGCCAGCGGTTTCTATTCTGATAGTCCAGTTTCTGAACGTTCAGAATCTGAACATTCCAAATCTGAATATTCGAATTCTGAACGTACAGAAAAGGGGAAAAAAGGCGGGTTTGACCGTCCAGAAACTGGAGGGGATCCGTCAGTAAATTCAAAACAAGATCCATCAGATATTAAAACCCCTTGTCAGCCTGCTGCGCAGACCGACGCTGAGGTTGAAATTACTGATCAGGCTAAACAGGTTCTGAACTACCTGAACCAAACCACCGGCTCACGCTATCAGGTCAGCAAATCTTCACTGGATAACATCCGCGGCAGACTGCGCGACGGCTTCACGGTCGAAGAGCAGCAGCTGACGGTGGATTACATGAACGCCAAATGGGGCGGTGATCTGGAAATGGCCGAATACCTGCGACCGTCCACGCTGTTCCAGCCTTCGAAGTTCCCTGGCTATCTGGAAGGTGCTAACGCGTGGAAGCGCGCTGGTCGTCCGGCCCGCAAGAATGGGAAATGGGAACGTGAAGGTGATGTTGCAGTGGATACTGGTGAGCGCGACGCGGCATACCGCCGGTTCATCAGTGGTGTAGCGGCGACCAAGGCCCCAAGTGCGCTGGAAAAAATAGTGTGCACCGAGGCAAGTAAGGCCAGTGTTCGCGGGATGCGTAGTGACTTCGCAATCACAACGTGGAATCGCATCTGGAAAGACTGCGCGCAGCGCCAGCAGGGAGTGAAAGCAGCATGATCAACTCATATTCAATGGCTCTCAACGAGCAGAAAAAAGCGCCAAATCACAAACTGAAAGAGGTGGGTGATCAGTGGCGAACTCCCGATGAACTTTTCTGGGGAATCAATGCCATGTTTGGGCCGTTCGTCCTTGACCTGTTCACCGATGGTGAAAACAGTAAATGCCCAGCGTTTTACACCGCTGAAGACAACGCACTTACTCAGGACTGGTCAGCACGATTGGCCGAGCTTAATGGCGCTGCTTTCGCCAACCCGCCTTACTCCCGCGCATCGCAGAATGAAGGCCAGTACATAACCGGCATGACCCACATCATGAGCCATTTGGCAGAGATGCGGGAAAAGGGCGGCCGTTACGTTTTCCTGATTAAAGCCGCGACTGGCGAAACATGGTGGCCGGAGCACGCCGATCACATTGCCCTGATTCGTGGACGCATTGGTTTTGACATGCCGACTTGGTGCGGACCAGGAGAGGGGGAACCTTCAGCATCATCAGCGGGTTTTGGCGCGGCCATTGCGGTGTTTGATAAGTCTTGGTCTGGTCCGGCATTCAGCTACGTGCAACGTCATCAACTGCTGGCGCAGGGCGATGCCTTTTTAGCGCAGATCCGCAGAGAAGC